TGATAATAAACAAGGATTCGGTGGAAAGTGTTTACCAAAAGATTTAGATTTCTTAATTTCTACATTAGATGTACAAGGTATAAATTCAACAGTCTTTAAAGAAATAAAAAAGTTAAACAAAGAGTGGCAAGATGAAGGTTGATATACAAGACGTATTATTTTGGATGGATGCTATTCGAGATAGTGATGATACATATCGTACACTTGAAAGTTTTTGGAAAGGGCAAGTAAACAGCAAAGTATGGTTAGCTGAGAACCTATTAGAATTTGTACCCGTTAGACCGTTAAATATCGTCATACACGGTGGGTGGAACGGAGTGCTGGCAAGTATACTCTTTAACTCTAATATTGCTGTACAGCGCATTACAAGCGTTGATATAGACCCTGTGTGCGAAGATATAGCAAACACTGTAAACAGACGTTACTTAGATGACAACAAATTTAGTGCTGTAACAGCGGATATGTGTGAACACACTAGTGATGCTGATGTAGTTATTAATACAAGTTGCGAGCATATTACACAAGAACAATACAACAAGTGGCTAAGCAATCAACCAAATAATGCTACAATTGTATTGCAGAGTAATAATTATTTTGAGCTAGACGAGCATATTAGGTGTTCCTCTAGTGTAGACGATTTTATAAAAATGTCTAACATCCAGGTCCTTTACAAAGGAGAGTTAGAAACGCCTAAATACTATAGATATATGATTATAGGAATAAAAGAAGAAAAGAAGAATGTTTAAATTTAATCAATTAGAAAATATTCATCTTGAAATAACAAATAGATGCCAGGCTAGTTGCCCAATGTGTAGTCGAAATATACACGGCGGCTTAGAAAACCCATTGATTAAAAATCAAGACTGGACAATAACAGATTTTAAGAAAATATTAACTACTGAAGTATTACAACAATTAAAAGGATTTTACTTTTGTGGAAACTTTGGTGATCCTATTATTAATAACGATCTAATAGATATGTGCAGTTATAGTAGAGATGTTAATCCTAATTTAGATGTTAGAATACATACTAATGGCGGCGCACGAAGTACAGATTGGTGGAAGAAACTTGCAAAGGCATTGCCAGTAGGCCACAATGTTATTTTTGCAATTGACGGATTAGCTGACACTCATAGCCTATACAGAGTAGGTACTGACTTTAACAAAGTATTAGAAAATGCTAAAGCGTTTATTAGTGCAGGCGGAACAGCAGAATGGGCGTTCATAAAATTTAAACACAATGAACATCAACAAGGCGCAGCAGAAGAATTAGCAAAAACACATGGCTTTGCTAGATTTACTTATAAAGATAGTGCAAGATTTGTTGCTACTGAACAGTTTCCAGTTTATGATGCAGCTGGTAATACAACACGGTATTTAGAACCACCTACTGGCAGTAAAATTAATCTTATTACACAAGACGTAATTGACAATTATAAAGACATTGTAGATGCAAGTGAAATTGATTGTTATGTAGCCCAAACAAAAGAAATTTATATAGATGCTTATAAGAAGATTATGCCCTGTTGTTTTTTAGCAAGTATTCCTTATAACTATGCTGCTACAAACGATACTACAAAAACTATTAGATTAGAAATTGAACAACAGTACGCTGACTTAATAAAAGATTTAGGAAATACAAATGCATTAGAGCATACTGTGCAATCAGTAATAGATTCCGATGCTTGGCAAACAGTATGGGACAAGTATTGGGGTATAGAAAAGTTAATTACATGTGCCAGGACTTGCGGAGTAAATAAACTTAGTAAACCAAAAGATCAGTTTATAGAGCACACTGAACTATGAGTAAGGAATAAAATAATGTCTGACTTAGAAAAATATCAAGCTGAAATAGCAAAAGTAAGTGGTACCGAAACATTTTGTGTGCTACCGTGGATACACTTTGCTACTAGGCCTAACGGTGATATGCGCTTATGTTGTTCGTCTAACGCAAGCGGAGCAGGCGGCGATCACACAGTCGGTCTTGTTAAAATGGAAAATGGAAAGCCAGCAAACTTTGGTAGAGAGACTCCCATGGAGGCATGGAATAACGACTACATGAAAAGTGTGCGTACTACTATGCTTAACGGAGAAATTCCTGCAAGTTGCACAAAATGTTTTAAAGAAGAAAGTCAAGGTATTGTAAGCAAACGTATTTGGGAAACAGGCACCTGGCATCAAGACGATAATGGTGTAGATATTCCTGAACTTATTCGTCAAACAAAAGAAGACGGCACAGTACCAGAAGATTTAAAATATTTGGATCTAAGATTAGGACATACATGCAACATTAAGTGTGTAATGTGTAGCCCACATGATTCAAGTAGGTGGGTTGCGGACCATAAAAAACTTATTCCTGTGATACAAGATCCTGAAGTTAAAAGACAAATGCAATGGGATCGTAAAGACTTTAATAACAAATGGCACGAGAAAGATTCATTCTGGGAAGAAATGAATGCTCAAATTCCTAACCTAAGACAAGTGTACTTTGCTGGAGGCGAACCTCTAATGATTAAAGAACACAAAATGTTTATTGAAGAAATACTTCGTCAAGGATATCAAGATAAAATACTATTGCGTTACAACTCAAATGGCTTGCTTGTAGACGAAGACTTAATTGAGATGTGGTCAAAGTTTAAAAAGGTTAAGTTTGCTGTAAGTATGGATGCAAGTCACGGACGTGATGAATACATTCGCTATCCTACTAACTGGGATACTGTAGAAAAGACTTTACATATGCTAGACAATACACCCGACAACATACAAACAAGTTTGGCAACAGCAATACAAATATTCAATGTAAAGCACTTGCCCGACTTTATGAAGTGGAAACTAGAAAGCGGATTTAAAAAACTAAACAACGGAACAATGCCAGGCGGCGTACAAATGGGCGGAGGCTTAGTTAACATGCACTTGCTGTATATTCCGACTTTCCTTAGTATACAAATACTACCAGAACACGACAAGCAAGAAGTTAAAGAACGCTTTATGGACTTTAAAGATTGGTTATGGAAAAACTATAGACAAGATGACGACTTTTGGAAACATAATCCTTATGGATGGAATCGTTGGGAAGCTGTAATGAATCACATGAACGCAGCAGATAATAGTCATATGTTGCCTGGGTTTAAAGAGTATACAAATAAGCTAGACGCAATACGAGGATTAAGTGCAGCAACAGTTTTTCCAGAACTAGCTCATTTACTATGATTAAAGAAATAGTATGCAATAAACGAAAACTAAATGTTTAATGCAGTTATTGAGTTATAATCATTCAGTTCTTTTGCTTTTGGTACACACATTCCACATCCACAACGATCGTTTGGACATATAATAGGACCGCTGGATACGGCAGTTCTAGCATACTCTAGTATTTTATGAGGCTCTGTTAAACTGCCTAGTGGTCCACGTTTGCCTCCGTGTAATGCTTGGCAAGTTTGATGATGATACACTAATTTTAAATGTTGATCAATATGCATAAAATAACGGTTTACTGAACAATGCCAACCTTTGAAATGATTGTCGACATGAGTTATTGGAACCCATTCATTGTCAACTTTACCTTCCATGCACCTTCCGCCGCAACACCCTCGTCCAACAGCTGATCCTTCGCTTTTAGACTTTACAGGTTTTGGTTGTCCGATATAATCAAAAAACCATTCTTGTTGTTCTTCGCTGTAACTATGACTGGTTCTACGCATTGATCCGTCAGTATCTTTAAACCAGCCACTACGCTCAATGGCCCCGTCGCCTATTGGTATTGGCTTGTGTTTAATTCCTAAATCTTTTAGTAAGTAACATACACCTTGTACTTCTTCAAAGTAGTCAACATGCATCATTACATTAACCTGTAACCAAATTCTAGATTCGCCTAGTCGTTTTATATTTTCTAAAACATGAGCTTTAGACTTTTCATTGCCTTCTGGATGGTAACTAACAGTTAGTCCGTGAAACAGATCTAAAATTTCTTCAGTCCGCCTTGGGTTCCATACTCCATTAGTTGTTAAGCCGCAACTAAAGTTAGGTTCGTTGTCGCTAATGTGTTTTGCTAATTTCCAAAGTGCAGGATTAGCAGTAGGCTCACCCCCAGTAAAGTCAATATTTACTTCCTGTCCGGCAGTGTTATATATTTTAGTATATTCTTTAATAAATTCAAAGGTTTTAAATAACTCTTCGTAAGAATGATAAGAGCTATATGTATCGTGCCTAGAAATTTCACAGTATGTGCAATCATAGTTACACCGTCTTCCTGTGTCCCATGTTATCATCATCTTTTCAGGATTAGGCAAGTTAATGGCAGTTGTTTTAATCATTCTGCTACCTTAGTTAGTGGGATATCTGCTGCACATGTACACCATTTGCGTGTACATACTATAGCTTGACTAGGATGTTCAAAAGTTCCGTTGTATATATTACCCAAACTTCCGCCTACTCTACAAGTAGCACGATGAACTTCGCCGTCCCAGTTGATCATTAAACTTTCAATACCTGCATTACATTTCCAGCCTTCGAACTGATTTAGTTTGTGCTTAATGACATCATTAGCATGTATTTCTTCCGTGTCATCAATGATAACATTAGGCTTTACTGTTGATGCTTTATTAAGTATCCACTCTAAATCTTTTGGATCATAACGCATGTCATCAAACCAATCTCTATTATCGGCTTCTGTCCAACGTATACGTCTAATCACATACGGAATACTGTGACCATCAAATACCGAAGTAGCAGATCTTACCTTGGCCATATATTCATGGTGTGCCATTATGTTAAGTTGAAAAGGCAATTCGTCAGTTTCGTTTCCTTGAGCCCAAATTAAGACATTACTAATTACTTTATCGACTACTTCGTTATCAAAGTGTATACTGAATACATAATGATTTACTGGCAAACTTTCATAAAAGGTATAAGGCAATGTTCCATTTGTTGTTACATTAATCCATTCAACTTTATCTCGGGCGTATGCTAATATTTCTTTGATCTTAGGATGCACACAAGGCTCACCGCCTGTAAAACTAAGTCTTATAGGTTTGCCTATTTCTACTAACTTGTCTATTGCATCTTTAAATGTTTGCAAAGGAGTGTGTGGGCTAAAGTTATCATGAATTTCAGCAGGACAATATCCACAATCTAAATTACAGCGTTTACCCATATTCCACTCAACCCGTATACTATCTTGATGCGGCCACTTACTTATAACTTTATACATATGGAGCAAACTCTGGATTAGATGCAAGGAAGTCTTGTCCGCGAGTCTCATCTAAACGCTTGTTAAACTCTATACAGTCTTGCCAATGTGTTTCATGCATGCACTTTGCTTGTAAGAAGTTAATATTATCTTGTATCTGTTGTAGTGTTACAGTTTCTAATAGTTTATGCTGTTTAACCATTGGGTATTCTAATACTTCTGTTTTCATTTGTTCTAAACGTGCTATTACTTTTGTCTTCAGTTCAGGCGGCAATACTTGCGCACTTAGACTCATAGGATAGTTTACTCTGTGCGAGTAAAATATAATCCCCATTTTGTTAATAAAGTGGTCAATAACTTTGTCTATCTGCATAATGTTATTTGCTTGTACAGTAAATGCACCAACTACACGACTTACATTAGGAAAGCTCTTAAACACTTCGATGTTTTCTTCTATTACACTAAATTTACCATTGCCCCTAATGTATTCATACGTGTCGTATACACCGTCTATGCTCACGTTTACAGCTATGCTTTTAAACTTAGGCCAATAGTCGTGGATTGTTCTACCACCTTTAATGCCCAGCGTAGTACCGTTTGTAGCGTACTTTAGTTCAATGTTGTCGCCGTACTCTGCAAGTTTGTCTAGTATCTTATAATGGTATGGATCCATTAGAGGCTCACCGCCTGCAAACTCTACACGCCTAAAGAACGGTAGTAGTTTTTCAAATGACGTCCACCAATTGTCTGAGTTATCAAATGGACCAATATATTGTCCGGGTGTGTCTACTAGTGCATTAACAGTTGGTATTAGATAGTTGTCTTCTTTCTCGTAAAATTTAGTTACTTGTCCCCAGTCTTTCCAACTTGTACTGTCCAAGGGATTGCACATACGGCACTTTAAATTGCACAAGTTATTGAGCTTAATTTCCATTGTAGGAAACTCAAAAGGCATGCTATAATCATCGTCTAAAGCGTCTAGTGCATCAGGGTATAAGTTGACCCTTGCTTCGGGTATTACTCCTGCTGTATGACGCTGTCGTAAGCTCTCTACACCCTGATCTTCAAGGTCAAAGCATGGTTTACATACGTCTGGACGCTCACTATTAAGTACTTGTCTACGTACTTCTTTCATAGCATCGTTGTTCCATGCTTCTTCTAGGGTTTCTTTTTGTATCCAGCCAATGGGTTGACTACGGCAACATACTTTGATAGCACCGTCTTCTCGTGTAGCAAGTCCTGTAAAAGGATGCATACAAAATGTACAACTCTTAGACATTATCTATTCCCCATTGACGTTCCTTGCACCAAAAACATTCACCACAGATTGGAACATCTTGTCCAGGGGTATATGTTGTATAATTCAAACCTTCAAACTCTCCTTCACAACTACGAGTAAGATCTAGTAAATCTTCAATATTATTTTCATAGTACTGGCGTATAATCCAATCCTTTTTAGTATACACGAAAGGATGACATATGTCAACTCCATTATGCACAAAATGCGGAGCAATATGGCCTTCATCTCGTTCTGCAACCTTGCCAGGAATATCTATATCTGGATTCATATTTACGCCGCCGTATAACGCATCTAAGTTGTATTGGTGTGCAATGTATTCGTTGTGTGAACGCAATATAATTCTATTACCTGATTTCATTTTACCATACTCGTCTTTGATAAGATAATCAGTAGGCTCTTCTAATTCAGGTGGCACCAAATTTTTATGTACTATAAAGTTATTATTAAACCTGTTTTTAAACCAATCAATTACGCCATCGGCAATAGGCCCTTGCCATGGTCTTGTTTTCCAGCAACGTATTTGTGAAGTAAAATGTATATCAGCACTAGTTTGAGAACAAATTAAGTAAGCAAGTATTGCACTATCAGCGCCACCACTAAGACTGATTCCTATACGTTTCCACTGTTCGTTCAGATACAAGTTCATGCAAATATTTATGTACTAAATATTTTATAATAGATATTACTGGCAGGATTTACTATGCTACATACATTACCATATACTGTTGATTCGACACTTCTTAATGAAGCACAGGGTTCCGTTCCGGCTGTAGAATCTAAACTAACAATTAATCAACCAACTGGCAATTTCTTTTACGATCCGTGGGATATTAAAGAAGAATTTAAAGGCACAGTTTGGGAGACTCTTTTAAACACATTGCCTTTGGATATCGGCGAAGCAAGAATTATTGTACTTGGTAACGGAACAACCTATATGTCGCATACTGATATTGATGATAGATACCATCTAAGTCTTAAAGGACAATATTCTTTTTTAATTAATGTAGACGATGAGAAAATGTATCCTACAGTAGCAGACGGACAATGGTATGAAATGAATACTGGCCTACGTCATGTAGCAGCAAATTTTGGATCGTACGATCGAGCCCAACTTGTTGTAAGAAAACTTTTAAATAATCCAACTTTAGAAAATTACACAACTGTAACAATTAAGCCAATATGTGAAAATCCTAGATTTGAATTTGATGACTTAATTAGTCCTTGGTTAAATAAAATAAACAAACAGCACTTAATTAATAATTTTAGTATTTTGCAAGACGGCGTTTCATTTAATTTAGACATTGATGCTATACATGAATTAGATAATATAAATATTGATAAATTTAAGGTAATAAAATAATGAATCACGTACTTTTCTTTTCGTTAACCGGAAAAAGATGGGAACGAGCACTTTGGCCACACCGTGTAGCTACATTTTTAAGAATGAATGACTGGGATGCCGAGGTAGTAGACTTTACAGCATTTTGGGAATTAGAAGAACTACAAGAATTTGTGCGCAGTAGAACTACAAGTAAGACTGTTATGTTTTGTTTCGGCACTGCTTTCTTAAATCCTTGGAGCCCTTACTTAAATGATTTTATTGCTTGGTTAAAAAAAGAATATCCTGATATTCCAGTAGTAGTCGGCGGCAACAATGCGTTAACAACTCCTGCTGATAATGTAGATTATTGGGTGGACAGTTACGGAGAAAATGCCATCCTTGCATTGTGTAAACATTTAATAGGCACATTAGGAGCTCCTCTAAGATCCGATCCTACTTTTATGGGAAGCAAGAATGTTCTTAGAGGATTGTACCACTACCCATCGGCACCGCTAGACAACTACCTTGTGGACTACGAAACACGAGATTTTATAATGCCGTATGAATGTCCTCAAATCGAAACTGCTCGTGGATGTATGTTTGAATGTAGCTACTGTAATTTTCCTCTGTTAGGACAATCTAAAGACGTTAGTGTAAGTAAAGAAGAATTCAAACGACAGATGCAGACTGGGTACGAGAAGTGGGGCATTAAGAATTGGCGTGTAATGGACGAAACATTTAATGATCGTCCTTCGAAATTACAAAAGTATGCTGATGCAGTAGACGAACTAGGATACAATCCTTGGATATGCGGCTTCGCCCGCGGAGACTTAGTTGTTAAACATAAGGAGCACTGGGACACTTATATTAGACTAGGGTTCCTAGGACATAGTATGGGACTTGAAACTTTTAATAGAGAAGCAGGCAAACTTGTACGTAAAGGTATGGATCCGACACAAATACAAGAAGGCTTATTGGAATTTCAAGAATATACGGATATTCATGCTCCTAAGAGATATAGAGCAAACATACAATTAATCTGCGGTATACCAGGAGAAACACACGAGTCTTGGCATAGTTCATTAAATTGGTTAAACACTAAATGGAATAGACAAAGCGCCAGCGCCCATATTTTAGAAATTGGCGATTATGACGAAAGCCTTACAAACCAAAGCCGATTTACTAAACAACTTAAAGACAACGGCTTGTTGAAGATCGAGGCTAAACAAAATCCAGGGTATGACGTATATAAAGATGCTAACGGAAATGTTGTCTTTAAGTCTACTACTCCACGAGGTGGCGGCGTAGGCAGCACTCGCAATGACATTGTTATATGGAAACACAATACTATGGATTGGCACCAAGCGCAGAATTTAGTAAAAGAATTTTATTCAGATGATGGGTTTATTGGACTTAGAGGATGCAATCCGTTTTTATCAGATAGATTATTTGTGCTAACAGAAGCAGAACGATATCAAGATATTTACGATATAAACATGTCACAGACAGATACTAACGATCCTAAGTTTAAAACTTTTGTGCAAAATTACATCGATAAAAAATTAAATTATACACCTAGTAATTAATATCCAATTATGTGAAACATAAACTTTGGGGTCATGCCTGCGTTAATGCCGCTATGCCATTCGTAATAATTATTCCAATGGAATAATGATCCAGCCGGACAGTTATACAAATAATCTTGACCTAGCATAAAAATATGTCCAAGAACTTTATTACCTAGTGACATACTGTAGCGTTTGATTTCGCCCTGTTTTAAATATTCTTGTTCGTGGTCATCTACGTCCCAGTGCCAAGGTGCATAATATCCGGGGTCAACTCTACTAATCCATGCACGATGCACACCTTTTAAATTTAAATGATCTGCAACATCATCAACAAACTCTTGTGGAAAATGTTCGTTGGGATAATAGTTTGTCCACTTCATAGCATTGGTATTAAAATTAGCCTCCTTCCAGATAGTATGTATCTTTCCGTATTCGCTATTATCTAAATTCCAACGACTTGGATCGGTGGTAACATCTGAGCCTTGTTTGTCTTTTAATGATGTTGTTAGATCTTTGTGATCATAAACATTAACAAACGTACAGCTCTTTAAATTATTGTGGTCCATAAGTATACTTATCGCTTGTAAATGTATGATAAGTATAGTTATGAATACAAGTAATTGGAAATATTATTACAAAAGAACAGCTGATCATGTAACAGCATCATCTAACATGTTATATACAGCCTTAATGAATCCAACTAACGATATTTTATGTAAACATTATTGTATCAATGAAGATTATCAAGGCCATCAGCCCGGTATGACACAAGAGATAGTTGATTTCTTTTTTGAAAGAGAAGTGCGATTTTTAGAAGAGTTACAATATTTAAGTTGCACTCCTAAACTTCTCAAAGTGGATCGTGATAATAATAAAGTTTTTATAGAATGGAATACAGAAACATTATCGCAGATAGTATTTGACCCAAACAGATCAATAGATGACGAATTTCCTAATTGGAAAGATCAATTGTATAGCGTTGTAAAAGAATTTAAAAATAGTAAACATTATAAATTAGCACTCTATCCACATTGTTTCTTTATAAACAAAGACGGCGCAATAAAAGTTATTGACTATTACTCAGTTGTTCCACATGATGATTCTTTTATTGAAAAAAAGTTAATAGCAGGCATGATTGGAGACCAAGGATCTTATAGGTTTGACCAATCAGAAACTGACGGCGTAATCGATCTCAAAAATTTCTTTAATCTTACAATGAACATACACTTGCCAAAGTGTTGGCCCGACTGTCCATTCCCAGAGTTTTTTAATAAATTATATTAATCGTGTAATGTGATTTGTAATGTAAGTCTTGGATTGTAACCTATGTTAGCAGGACCGTGTATACATTCAGGATCGCTCCATTCGTACAAATCACCTGCTTTATAGTTAGACAACATTTTATCATCATACGCAAATATGTGTCCAGGCTCCCAGTCTTGTAAAAACATTGTATAACGTACAAAGTTACCAACTTCAGTTAAGTGTGGATCAATGTGCATTGCTTGAAATTCACCAGGGTATAACTTTACAAACCACCACGGCGAATGTTTTCTAGTTTCTGGTAGTTCAGGATATACAAAATCATATCCTTCCATTTCTGGTGATCCTGCGTTAAGCTGATGAAAGAAAAACACATTCTTTGAATATCCAGGCCTTGCCATTTCTTTAAACTTTTCTAAAGTCTCGTTTCCGGTCCACCGATCCGGTTGCCATACTGGTGTGCATTCACCTTGTTTACTGGTTAACATTTCTATAATGTTATTCTCAATAATCCAATCAGCGCAATTACCTATATAATTCATTGTACATCATAAGAGCTAAAACATGCAATCATTCTTGTGCTCCATCCTATATTACATGCACCGTGTAGTGCCTTACTATCGTCGTAGACAAACAAATCGCCTTTTTTGTATCCAGTTGCAAGTTGATCCTCATAGATAAACACATGTCCTGGTTCATAATCTTGCAAAGCCATCCAGTAGCGTTTGCTATTTTTTTCTATAAGAGCATGTGGGTCTTTATGCATAGGCATTTTGTCGCCTGGATTCATCTTTATAAACCACCACAAAAATTCACCTTCTAACGGTATAGGTGACTTAACGTCAAAAGGAAACGTATCCGGCTCGTAAATATACCAATACGTTTGTGTTAAATCGTATCCGTGTTCTGCTGCTTTTCTAAATTCTTCACTATCAGGATTTCTGCCACCTCCTGGTCGACATGTGCCATCATTAGCTTTTATAAAGTCAATCCACTCTGGCTGTATCCAGTCTGCGTAATTACCTAAATATTTCATTAATAACTTTCCATCTTATCTATGCCCAAAGTTTTACGGAACTCTTCTGTAAACTTACCATCAATGCGTAATGCATAACTTTGTTCCATAATGCGCTCACCACCATGCCAGTCTTGATCATTCCACCAAGCTGCTCTAGTATTAAGATATGTTTTGTTTTTAGTTTCGGGGTCCCATAAATAAAATGCTTTTTTAGTATTAGGACGAATATGTATAAATTCGTTATTGTGTGGAAACGATTGATTCATTCCGTTTTTAGCATCAAGGTCTCTGTGTTCAAACGGAACACCGTCTGCTTCGCAATGAAAGAATATAACACGACCGATGTGTTCAAATATATTGTCTTTAATTAATTGTTCTGTCCATTTTACTGTTTCAGGAAAATGTTGCGCTTCTTCTGTTAGTTTACGTTCTGCTGTTCTGTCGTCCCAAGACCCTTCTTCCCAAAGGAAATAATAAATGTAAGGGTCATATGCACCTAGAGCCATTTTTAAATAACGTGTAAACATGTTACGCTGTTTGTAATCTCCAAAGTCCGAAGGCATAAGTTTCATCCCTTCAATCTTAATAGGATTGTCATCTGCTAGTAATTGAAATTCTTCTAATGCTTGATAGATAGGTTTCCAATTTAACGTATAGCTCATATCTTCAAAAGTAAAACCAGGAGCCATCCATGTACCTTCCTTTGCATATTCTCTTGCTGTTGCAAAGCCATGTATTATTTCTGGTTGTAACTTTTCGAAAGTTTCCATATCAAGATACTTTTCCATATCAAAATACGGTATTCCGTTAATTCCTCTATTTGCCATAATTATCTATCCATTCCTTTGGTATTGTGTCGGGTAGCAGTTTTCTTTTGTTTACTGCATGGTCTCTTAGTATAACTTGATGCACTAACGGACTTGGCGGCTTACCTGGAAGTATATCAGCAATTGCTTCAGTTTGCACTTCAGATAAGTCTAATGTTTTAGCATCTGGCCATTGTATAATTTTAACTACAATATTATTAATAATAAGCGGGTAGTGAGCTCGGTTGCCGTCGTTGTGGTCCATCCCAAGACTCCAGTTATTTTTGGTAGCTATTACCTTTGTTTCTCTTACTAATTCAGACATATAAATTTGTGGGCCGCCGGGGAATCGTCCAATGTCAGCACCGCAGCGTACTCTATATTGCTTACATACATCTAATCCAAATTCTTGTATTTCTTCTAAACAATATTCTAACTGTGTCATGTCTTCTAATGTATAACTAACATTTTTAATTGCTAGTCCTATTTCGGTACAATTTTTAATACCTTCCATCTGCTTTTTGCGCACGGTATGACCTTGATAGTCGGGATGGTTGAGCCCAAATGTCCATGCAACATTCTTAAAGTCTTTAAACTTTTCAGCATATTTACGATTTGACATATTAACGCCATTGGTTAAAATCATAATACCACGAGGCTTTCCAGGAAGTGATTGTATAGCTGTTATTAACTCAGGCAAATCTTTTCTTGTAGTAGGCTCCGCTCCTACTAATGCAACAGGGTATCCGTCATCGGGCCAGGATTTAATTTTTTCTAATATCGATAAAATTGCTGGATCTATGGACTTGTTATCAGGTTCTTGATAACAATGCGGGCATGCTAGATTGCATTTATTAGTTGTCTCTAGAAAGTAGCTTCCTAATGCATGTCTTGGATAGTTGTAATTTAAATAGAACTCTGCATCGGGCTCAACAAGATGTTCAACGTATCCGTGCTCTGGGCATGTCTTACTTAACCATATTTGATTATCTCTTTCAAACCTAGTTGCCGGTACATGTCGATAACATTGTTCGCAAATTGATAATGTATCTTTAAGTTTTCTCATTAAGTACTCACTTTTTAATTATATACTCATATTTACCTATAAATATCAGTAAGGAGCAATGTTATGGAGTATTATTGGAACAACGTGCCAGGTGCTGGACTTTGTAGGAACAATTTAATCTATACTAGTTTAATTAGCAAAGACGAAAAAACATTTTGTCAATGGTATTACAATGATGAAAAGTATCATGGTGGCCAAAATCAAGTAGTTGATGCTACCCTAATGCAAGAAAAATTTGATAGAGAAGTCGAATACTTGCTACTCATGCAACAGAATTATCCGCAATATATTCCAGAAATTATAGATATAGATATAGAAAAGAGAAAAGTATATCTAAGAATACAAGGTCCTGACTTTTGGGAACTTGCAGGTTGCGATCAAGAAAACTATGATAACGTATTACCAGATTGGCAAGAACAGATGCTAGACATAATTCAAGCACATAAGAATCTAGGTATTTACAAATACAGTATGCACCCTAGTAGTTATTTTGTAGTAGACGGTAAGTTAAAAAGTATTAACTACTTCTTTGCGTATAATGAACAAGAGGGGCCTATTAGTATAGCAGATCACTCTAGTCATATTTACAGTACACGCCAAGAAGAAATGCGTAAACATATTGAATCATTAGGCATTGAGTGGGATACTCCTCAACCTTTAGACTTATTAGAACAACTATGTTGGGAAAGTTTTAGAAAAAACTATCCTAACGACTTTATAGAGAAAGCTAAATGTATAAAATAATTCCTTGGAATAAAGACTTAGACTTAACAGACTTTTATAAAGATGCTGCTGCCCGCGGGTTTGAAAATAATTCATCTCAACATATGCTGGTAGATTGTTTTCGCAAAGAAGCTAAATGGCAAACTTGGATATTGTATTATAATAATGCAGCAGTAGGAAGTGTAGCAGCACATACATTCGACGATGTTATGGGTCCTAACACGTTTAGAGTTGCTGCTAGAACGTGTGTATTTACAGACAAGTTACCTTTAGTTAGTTTAAGGACACGCAATCAGATTGTTACACATCAACATGCAACTGGACAATTTTTAATTCCTGCTTGTTTAGAATGGCTTCCCAAAGGAGCTAGAGCATTTATAACTTCTAACGAAAATGAAGCAGGTACCCAAAAAATAGTACACAGAGTATTTGCTCCTGCTATGGAAAAAACAGGGCAAATGAAACATATAAAAGATGTGTTTTATAGAGGCACTAATCAAACAGTGTGGGAAATTTTTCCAGACAAGTTTTTTGAAGAATTAAATAAACATCCTAGATGGTAAAGTGAGGTAAGTTGTGCAAGAAAGTGCAGAAGAATTTTTAAAACATTTAAAGAAAGATTTACATCAGCATATAGATGCTTTTAAAGAAAAAACTCGATCTTTTAAAATAGGTCATATAGAGGATATTGATAAGTTTTTTGACGAATACTTAGATAAACTATTTGACAGTAAAACTGATCAAAGAATTTTTGATTCTATTAAAACTTTACGGTTTCTTGAACCGCATCATGTAGATGGCTGCAAAGCAATTCTTGACCGTATGAGTTTACTAGAACAAATGCCAAAAAATGCTGTAGTAGCAGAGATAGGTGTTGATAGAGGTCGGTTTGCAGAACGTATATACGAGGTTACACAGCCACAAAAGTTACATCTCATTGATATTTTTCAATACGATTATCAACTAAAATCAGTAGACAGCATATTTGATCAAAAAGAAAACATAGAAATACATCAAGTGGACTCCGCAGAAGCAGGAAATTTGTTTAATGACGAGTATTTTGATTGGGTATATATAGATACTACTCACACATATGAAAGAACCAAAGCAGAACTAAATTCATTTGCAGATAAAATAAAACCAGGCGGATTCATCTCAGGTCATGACTACTTTCAGGTTGGTGTATCAAATGGGTTTTCATACGGTGTAATGAGTGCAGTACACGAATTTGTAGTGATCAATAACTGGAAACTATATGCTGTTACGCTGGAACCTTTAGAAAACCAAAGTTTTGTTATACAAAAACCAGATAAGTTTTTTGAAGAATTAAGTAAATATCCTAAATGGTAATATTAGTTTAAGTTTACCCAAGCAGATCCGTCATATCCTTGGAACTTAGTTCCAGTTGTGTTAAACACCATCATGCCTGCTGTTGGAGTTGGAATAGCTGCATCACGTGCTGCATCATCTGCATATCTACCAGGAGTAATAGCACCTTCTGCTTTAAACTCGCCACCTAACCCAAACATGTATGTATTGAATGTACTACTACCTGCACCAATAATAAGACTTGCAGTAGATTTTGGAAAATCATCAGTGATATCAGCATCAGCTGCAAGTTCCGTAATCATTAACGCTGTAACTTTTCCTGCTGCAGAAACAGCATCATACGCAGATATCTTCCAACCACCTACTATCTCTCCTGCTAAAACTGAAGTTGGAGTAGTAGTTGAACCCTTAACAGAAAGGAAATCTGTGTAAGGAAATCCGCCGCCTGCACCAGTAGTAACCGCAGTTATCTGTAATGGTACTCTGTTACCGCCGTTGTTTAAAATAATAGGACTAAGTGCAGTATTTGGAGCAATTGTATCTAAAGTAATTCCTGGTGTAGTAATTGTGCCGTCAGTACCGTCAACAATTTGTGTACTATCATCGCCAAATACGCTACCAGTTACATCGCCTGTGATGTTAATAGGGTATGTAGCACCGTCAATTAATCCACCTGATACATCTGTACCATTTACCCAGCCAGCACCGTCATATTTTAATACTTGTCCTACTGTAGGAGTGTTAGATGTTGTATCTACATCTTGTAGTGCATTAATTGATTTATCTGATAGTATAGTTGCATCGCCTGGCATCCAGTGACTCATGCCTTGATCCCAAACTAATGCTTCACCATCATTTGGAATATGTCCTGCACTTGTAGTATCTACATCACTTAAATCATCTATATTTAAATCGGAGTTAGCAACGTCTACTGCAACACCACCTACTGTAGTTCCGTCACCTACATAAAGTTTCTTAGTATCTGTTGTATATATTATTTCGCCTTCAGCTGGCACCGGAATGCTCACACCGTCAAGTGTAAGTCTTTGTGCATCAGTGCCTCTTCTTAATCGCAATGCCATTTTATCTTAACTCCTAAAATTTAAGTCTACATATGTATTTATCACAAAAGGTCTATTTCCTTTTCTTCATAAAGATCTTTGTACGCTTAGTAATGTCTTTTTTTACACGTTCTATGTCAACTACAAAATTAACACTTTGAAGAACGTCTTCGTACTCGTCCATTAGATCTTCCATACTTTGCTCAAATGCTTCAGCGTTATCACTAATTGATTGTGTAGGGTCGTTCTCAATTACCCATATTTTACCGTCTGTAAACGTGACTTCCACAGCCTTAATGTACTCAGTAGGAACGACTTTGATGTCGATATTACCAAGTACTTCAGGCCATTTGTCAATTACTTGCTTGCTTAACTTATTTTTCTTAGGCACTTTGAGCGGACTTCTTACTAGTTTTCTTCGTAGGTACTAGTTCTTCCGCTTGGCGCCTTAGTTGAGCAGCTTCTTTGCTTAGTCTATCTGCTTGTGAGCGATAAGACTTAGCTAAATCGTCATCACTTAATACACCGTCTGTTGATGTAGGTGCTACTGGTGCAGCTTCAACAGGCTTTGTTATTGACGCATCTGATTTATCAACAGGCGCATTTTTTGGTTGTAATGCTAATGCTTCAACTGTAACACCTTTTTGCTTTGCAATTGCTTCATTTAATTCTGAAAGCATTACAGTATTTTTCATATCTGGTGTCATTTCGATCTTGTCAGTTGGCATCTTAGCAAACTTACCTGTAGCAGCAAATGCTCTTAGCATGTTTCTACCATCTGGTAAAACAGCTCTGTCCATTGCTTCTGCTAGTTCGTATGCTGTTTGACCTGCATTACTTTCAACTAAGTTCATTAATGCATCGTGTGCATCTGACTCTAAGCTATCAGTAAATACTACCAAACACTGATCTGATTCTTTTGGTACTACACGGTACGCTACTACGGCCCGTCTTTTTGGGTTAATCTGTCTTCCAATATGTTTCATATTATTCTCCTGTTGGAGCCTTTTCAGCTTCTGATTGTGCATCTTGTTGTGCTTGTACAGCGTTTAAAAATGCTTCTAATTTACTATACACTGTTCCGACTGTAGTCATTTCGTTGGGCTTAAATGCTCCACGTGTAGATGCAACATCAATGATTGATTTCATTGCTGTTAAATCTTGTACAGTAAGATCTGGTGCGGGTGCTTGTTCAGTAGCAGGTGTTGCTTCTGTGTTTGTTTCGTCGCTCATAATTTATAATCTCCTATATTAATATATATGCGTACTTTATTTATTTGTACTTCAAATGTGGACAAGCCAACATGAAATAACTCGCTTCTTTTGGATCTTCAAAACCTACTTTAAGATGATCCGAATCACGCGAAAGATAATATCGATTCTTTAGATTTTCGCAAATCCATTTATCAACAGCACTTTGCATGTTGTATCTTTGATTTATTGACAATACTTCAAAATGACTAGGGCAATGATGAGTTTGTCTTACACCAAAAAAGTTTAATGGGTTAGGCTTCTTGAGTTTCATAATGTGCTGTTACTCCAAATGGTGCTTGTAGGTTCTTATCATGATGACTGTGTATTACAAATACTGTATCACAGTAATCAGGATCGCCCCAACTATCCCATGCATAACCATCAGTAAACATTAAGAACTTTTTAGGCGTAATACCTTCTTGTTCCATGTATGTCCAGTTACACATAAAGTCAGTTCCGCCACCACCCATAATTTCATAGTCGAGTAAACTATCAGCACCGTCGGCACTAAAGTCACACTCGTTATAGACCTTAGTATCAAAACACCACAATTTAATATTGTAGTCTCTGTACTCGTCCATAATACCTTGTACTTCACTTAGGAAGTCTCTACCTTGTACATCACCAATTGAACCGCTCATGTCAATTGCAATACAAATATCTATTGTTTCAGCAAAGTTCATACCTGGAAGTATCGCACCAGTATGCCATCCTTTACGTGACGGACGACTAAATGTATAATCACTTTTAATAGTTGATTGTATTTGTTGACGCAATAGTTCACGCCAGTTCATTTTAGGTTCAGTTAATTCTTTAATTAGTCTATCTACGCCTTTAGGAATATTGCCAGCGCCTGCACTTTGCGCGGCTGAAACCATATTCTCTTTTATTTCGTCACGTATCTTTTTAAGTTCGTCTTTAGAATAAGTAGGACGACCTTCGCCCTTGCCTTCTTTACCTTTAGCGCCTTTGTTGCTTTCACTATCGCCTTCGGTCCAGTCAAGGTGTTCGTCTAATAATTCACCTAATTGTTTAAGCTCGTCTTCGTCATACTTTTCAAACAAGTCGTCATAAACTTCTTCTGAAGTCCAGTTTTCGTATTTAAAGTCTTGATAACATTCGACTAGCTTAGGCTTATGGCCAATGCTATCTCGTACAAGAATATTGTTTACAACGTAGTCCTGTGCAATGTTAGACAGCATAGCGTCTAAGTTACGGTCTTGCCATGTTCTACGTTCTAAGTGATCAAATACACAATGTAAAATTTCGTGTGCAATAACAAATTCAATTTCTTTATTGTCCATTGCGTTAAAGAATTGCGTATTAAAGTATAAGTTACGACCATCTACGGCCGCTGTAGGAATCCAATCATCAGCCGCTTGGATTCTAAGACGTGTTGCCATATTACCAAAGAAAGGGTGCTTTAGTAGTAAACCTACTCGTGCAACAATAATGCGATCTAAAACTTCTACACGCATATCTTCTAATTGCTGAGGAGTAATGTCTGGATCTGGTTGCCAGTGTTTTTTACCTTCTACGCTCATGTGCTATGTCCTTTCTAATTTATAATACTATTATACAAGATTCTGTTCTAATTGTCAACCACAAAAGTGATAGAGCGGGTTCGACCCCGCCCTATCGTTTTGCTTAAGAACCCTGTGCAGCCTTAATGTACTTACCATAACGTTCATGGAATTCATCAAAGCATTCAACAGCGTCTGGATCAATGGGCAATGAATACTGTGTTAGTGCGAGCTTAATGCCCATAACAACTAATTCAGTATCAAAGTTATCCATTGAAAAGCGCAGGAAGTTGTTGACTTTCTTATCGAAGTCTTTATCACCTTTCTTATCAGCTTCTTGTAGCTCATAACATAATGACACAGTGAGGGAATACATAGCACTGATTTCTTTACTGGTCATCTCAGTGACATTTCCTGCTAGGATATCAGTTGGATTAGGCATCTTGGACGCAACTTTACGGTGCGCCATAAACTTGACAGCCAAGCCTTCTCCTACTGATCCACTTACCAAGTCTGTGGTAGTGGTATCGTCTAGATCGTCTTCAAGCAATTCGCTTACAAACGACCATGAACGAGGTGTTGCAAAAGAACGACTTGGTGAACGAGGATCGAAATCGTACAAGTCTTTCTTTGCAAAAGTCAAATAACCTACAACATCTTTGTGTATGTTGTTAACAACAGCCCACTGGAACCAATCATCAAATGATACAGCAAGTTCTAAGTGAACAAAACGGTTGGCTAACGGAGCAGGCATTCTGTATGTAACACCTTTGTCTGCTTCACGGTTACCAGCTGCAATAATTACAACATTGTCTGGTAACTTGTAAGTACCAACCTTACGGTTAAGAATAAGTTGATAAGCCGCCGCTTGTACCGCAGGCGCCGCAGAGTTCATTTCGTCTAAAAACAAGATGATCATCTCATGCTGTGCAGCCATTTCATCATCTGGTAGTTCGGCCGGCTTAGCCCATGCCATTGTGTTGTCATTTGCACTATAGTACGGAATACCTTTAATGTCTGTAGGTTCCCAAAGTGACAAACGAACGTCAATGACGTGTGCATTTAGGTTGTCACCGATCTGGTGAACAATGTCTGATTTACCAATACCTGGGGGTCCCCAAATAAAGATAGGGCGTCTCTTTTTAATAGCATGCCCAATGCTAGATTTTGCGCCATTTGGCGAAACAGTTCGAGTGATTGCAGTTTCCATATTATATTACCTCTTGAGTTATCAGTGCTTAATTTCTAACTATACATATAGTATACACTCTACACGCTAAAAGTCAACCTTTTTCTGCAATTTTTTTAATTTTTATTGTCTTTATTTTGTCTATTAAGTGCTTTGCTAAGTCCATACTTACGCATATCACCTGAGAAAAGAGTTAGTTCGACCGCCTTCTTTTGGTTCGTAACTTGAATACCTTTGTGACCTATATAGTATGGACAGTCAATAAATTTGTCTAAGAATATGATTACTTGTGTTGTAAATGGCATATCTGCTGGAAACGGTATATCGTATGTTGCTAAATCAATCTTTGTTAACAGATCCATGCCTGCTTCAGTAAGCCTAAGTCCGCCTTCTTCTTTATTACGGGTGTTGTGCCACCACAACGGCATATGCTCCTTAACAGACAGTTCGTTATAACTTTGTCCTAACTCTTTAAGGAATATTTTGGTATAGGTTTCTTTCCAGTTCATTCGGTTACAATGACGCCGGACTGTAACTTATATACTTTAAAGTCGTCACACCCAAATAGATCATTTAATTTATGAGCTAAGTTATGTGCATGCCCTGGATTAGAAAAACTAGTTTTCTTATATTTAGGTCCAGGGTAATTAGTTAAAGCATTTGAACTTTTTAAGTTGAATGGTTTTTCTTTATAGAACACAGCCCAGATAAATTCAGCATCTAAGATCTGCTCACATCTATAATTTTTTTTGTTGGTGTATTCTAATAATACAGTTGGTTTTGGTCTACTCATATATACGTACCTTAATTAACTACGTATATATTTATCTCTTTTTTACGTTAAATGCGTACTTATTTCCATTCCGAACCACCGTCTAATTGAACCTCTACGGGCTCATTATCGATGTTTTGTACATGCTCTTTAATAAACAGTTCCATATCACCATTAAGTCGAGACATTACTTCACCTAAAGTAAATGCAAGTCTTTTAGCATTTTCAATATCTAATCTAACATCTTTAGCTCTACTAGCGTCAGCACTCTTAACAGTTTGAATAAACTGTTGTACTGGAAACGTGTTTATAGGATCAAGTTTGTTGATTGGCATTTGATAGTTCCTGTCGCATTGTAAGGTCGTTCTTAAATGGGCCTTTATAGTCGTAGCGTTCTAATGTTATTAACTTAGGGCAAAAACTCTTTACCCAACCTTTATCAAAGTGAATAATATAAAATCCTGCACAATACAAGCTCTTGCTTTTAACACTTTTAGTAAACAATGCAAACTTACGATGTACATCATAGATTACGTTGTAGGGTGTTGTACTAGTTGGAAACCCATAAATTTCTTTAGTAGTTTCAATCTTTACAGACTGATCCTTATCAAATATAGTAACACCTAATAACTTTTCTACTTGTTTCTTTGAATCATAAAAAATGACTCCGGTTTCTGAGGAAAGCATAAACTTTTCATCATTAAAACTTAATGTACCTAATTTTTCGCCTGCTTCTTCGACGATCCAAAATTTATCTTTTAGTATTGTTTTTGCTTTTAAGCTCATTTAATATATCTCGCTTGTAAAGGTTCTGCATAGTATTGAGCTTGATCAGCAATACGTTGCATATCCCATTTAGCACAGAACTTCATAAGACGCATACCAACTTGTGCTATCTCTTTAGGATTATCTGTTGCTTCGTTAATTGTTTCATCTATAATAGAACGTATTTCTGTAGGTTGTGCTGTTAAGTCGCATAGTACAACATTACGAGTATAGTCATCCAGTACACGATGTTCTACACCTTCATGATCAGTCCAGCGTTGTAACATCATGTTATTCCAATTATAGCCTTTAGTATGCTTATCAGCATATGCTTCAATAAGACCTACTTTGTTCTTAGTGCCTTTCTTACGTACACCAGGGTAAGCACTAAACACGTTGTCACTAGTGTCGCCACGCATACACTTTTCAAACAACATAAAGTCAGGATCAGGTGCAGGCTTTTCTAGTTTAGTTTTCTTGTCAATAACAGGATTACCTTTCTTATCAAAGTAACCTTCGTGTGTAATAGTTAAGTCTTGTATGCCGCTGTATTGTGTTACGTTAGGTGCAATAAGTTGTGCAAAGTCACCGTCAGTACTAATAATAACATGTTTGTCGTTAGGGTGTGCTTGTACCCAACCAGCAATAAGATCATCAGCTTCTAGTTGTCTGTGTCGCATAACAGTACAGTTAGTCTTATCACTTACAAAGTTCTTAAACTCGTCAAAGATTTCCCAAAACACTGTATCTTCTTCACTTTCAGTTACAGTCATCTTATCACGTGCAACTTGTCTATTACGCTTGTAAGGTTCGTAAAAGTCTTTACGCCAGCTACGGCCTTCTAAACAAAATACAACATGTGTGCCGCTAAAGTCTTGCCATGCCTTTTTAACACTGTTAAGTGTAATATGCATAGCCATGCCTACTTTAGTGTCAATGTCACCACGTACTACATGCCTTGCACGAAAGAACGTGTTAGCTGTATCTACTAGAATATAAGTTGCCATATTATGAACACCCCGATATACAAATTGATAAAATGTTGCCATTCTGTATGAACGCAACAAGTAGTGTAATGCCTAAAATTTCTAACATAGTTTTGCCTTTATGTAAATTATAGTACTATTATAGCACCAGATCTGGCTGTTGTCAAGCATTAAGATACTTCTGACTTACCTTTGTCAATTGGTACAACATTAATGTATCCTGCGGCTGTAGTTGGATCTTGACCTTCTTCAGTTAGCATTTGTCTAATTAAACTCTGGAACCAAGCATCAACAATTTGTTCGTTTGACTCGCCTTTATAACCTGCATCAAGTAATTGTTCAATAAACTCATTATTCCAATCGATCTCAAAGAACCCGTTCTTTATATCTTCCGGATTAATTTGTGTATCTAGTACAGCAACCCAAGGCTTTTTATCTTTAGTTGCTTGTTCTTTTTCTGCTTCAAGTGTTTCACGTCTAATTTCTTCAGACGTTTTTACCTTTTCTTTAGTTTCTGTAATTTTAGGTTGTACGCCTAATGCTGTTTTTATTTTATTCCAATTCATAGTCCTGCCTCCCTTACCCGTTTTTCCAAGTTAACATTGCTAACGGGTTTGTTTTGTTTATTTTTAAATTCATCAACTTCATGTGGACTAAGTCCCCCATGCATTGCCGAATAAGTCGATGTGTAGTCTTGGGGTGAATCTCCAACCTTGCGCCATGCAAAGCTCGGCAACTTCCTTAACGTTGAGGGTATATTCCTCACTACGTCCTCCAAGCGGCATAAGATATACCGGACAGTCGATCCCGGCGCTCCTATACTCAGCAACAGCTTTTTTGACTTCTTCAACGTCAACACTGTCAGCCACAACAAACTTAAGATACAGTTTACTACCATGAACACCGAAATACTCACTAGCAATATCAGGGTTAATAGCGTCCTCCCAAGATTCTCCGCTGACACTAAGTTTTGGGGAACAACTCCAAGTAACTTCAAATCGTTCTTGATTACTGATATAGTCTCTAAAGTCGTCTCGTAACTTTTGAGAAGTATTTGTTTCAAATGTAACATTTTTTAAATCCTGCATACGTGGGTGGTCTAATAATTCGGTATAGAATCTTTGCCACCCTAACAAAGGCTCTCCTCCCGTAAAGATTAAATGGACATCTTGTCCATTGTCCATTGTCCACTTACCATCCGGAGTAAGTGATAACAAGTGTTCAACAACTTCGTCTACTGTTCTATCCATCATTAATTTTTTAAATTCAGGATAGATACTTGCATACGTGTCGCAACCTGTATGTATAATAGGCAAGTCATTGAAGTCTGTTGTTGTCTTATGCACATCACTAGCAATTAACTCTGCTACTTCTGGATTGTGCTTAACACCGTTAGCTTGGTTCTCAGCACGACTAGGTGCATCACGTCCAAGACCAAAGTTCATACAACGAAAGTTACAACCAAATGTACGAAGGAATACACTAGGTACTCCTACAAACTTGCCTTCACCTTGCACACTGTAAAATGCTTCTGAATATCTAAGTTTCATACTCTACTTCCCACATGCAAATTCTTGTTGGAGTTTAATATTATCCATAAACTCTTTCTTTGTACCTGCGTCATCTTTAAACGCACCTCTTAATACAGTTGTTTGTGTAAGACTACTGTGTGCTTTTACACCTCTGTTCTCTACACAACCGTGTGTTGCTTGTACATAAACACCTAAGTGTTCGGCGCCTGTTGCCTTCTGAATCTCACGTACAATGTCGTTTGCAAGTTCTTCTTGTAATGTACCTCGCATAGCACACCATTGTGCAATACGTGTATACTTACTTAAACCAATTAACTTGTCTGATGCAATAATACCAATGTATGCTACACCTTTAACTATCTGGTGATGATGTGAACACATACTTGTAAGTTCACTACGCACAACTAACATGCCTTCATAACGATCATCGCTGTCATTTGGAAATGCTGTTGCCGCGGGCATTGCTTCATAACGTCCTGCCATTAGCTCATTGATATACATCTTTGCAAGACGTTTACCTGTGCCGTTACTGTTAGGATCGTTTTCTGTATCTATTACAAGACCTTGTAATACGTCTTCAAACTTAACAGCAAGCTCGTCAATTAGTACTTGCTTTTCGCCGTCTTTAATAAAGTCTGAAATGTTGTCGCCGGCCCAGAAGCGTTTGTCTGCTTGTTGCAAACGGGCTTTTATCTCTTTGGATTTATCCATTTTTTTAATCTCCGATGTTTAGGCAGTGGATTGCCGTTAATAATACAATGCACAATATAACTTATATTATACATTGTATTTAGGTTTTTGTCAAGAATATTATGCAAAATATGTGTTTAACATTTCAAGACGATCATGTGCTGTAGACATAGCATCTAGTTCTTTCTGAATTGTTTCTACAATATCAGAGTGTTCACCAATACCTACAACTTTTTGCATGTATACTTCGACGTTAGTCTTATGCAATTCTATCTCTGCTTCGGCATGTAGTCTTGCCGCTTTGATCATTTGTTCCTTCAAGTCCATAGTTCCTTTCCTTTTAGTATTTTTGTTTAGATGGAATGACGCCTCGTACGCCACCTTTCGGATCTTCCATGTCTCCATCACGACGGAAGATTAAATGTACATGCGGATACATTACTGTTTGCCCCGCACTAGTACCTATATTTAGGCCAATATTATAACCAGTAACGTTATTCTTGGTTGTTGTAACATTATCGTTTCCCATTGACATAGCAAACTTAAAACATTTTTCTACACAATCCATAACATTTACTTTAGGTACTACTAACAAATGTCCTTCAGTTACAGGATACTTGTCTTCGTATACTACAAAGTCTCTAGTATCTAAGTACACGTTATCCCATGGTGCTCTGCCTTCTTGCTGAGCTTGTTCTAATGTATCAAGCGTCATACTTACCTACTATTTCCCAAGGGTAAACTAACCAAACATCATCTTCTGCTTTGTTAACTTCATGTGCAGAATATTGTACACCATGAAACGTACTTGCAAGATTTTCAGTTAGTGTAGCAAATCTTACATTGCGACCCCAAACAGTGCTCCATGATGCTTCATCAGGTAAGCAACTATTCATCCAATCTTGTTGTAGCCAGTTAAGTGTATTACCCGAGTCGTTTATATCATCGACTACAAGTATATTTTTACGTTTAGCTATGTCCCAGCGACTTTTATAAGTGCCACGATCTTCTTCGTCTACGTAACCAAATGCATCAGATGACATCCAAGTATTACTTTCACATTCACTATCGTCATCACGCAAACTAATTTTAACAGCTTCGCAACGTACACCTAGCATGTGACTAAGAATACTTGCAGGAATGTTTCCGCCTCTTGTAATACCTACAATATAGTCAGGCTTCCAATTATCTTTTTGCATCTGCATAGAAATATCTATGCACATTTTTTCAACATGGCGCCAACTGTAATAATGTTTCTTAATCATAGTATTATGTTTTCCTTGTATATTCGTTTACCAACTCATCTTCTGAAAGAACTTTTCCAATTGTTCTTTGCGTACCATCTTTTAAAGTACGTTCAATGATACCGCTGTTATATTCAACATCTACAACGCCACCTTGCTCAATGTCTTCAGGGTTTGTTTCATACCATAACGATGTAAGACTATGTGCATGAACAGACTTAACTTTACTAGCCCATTCTATTGCTTCTAGCTTCAACCTTTGATTTTCAACTTCTTCGTCATATTCGCTCATTTTACTTTACTCCTTAGCGAGGTAATCTTCGCTATTTTGCCATCTATAACCAATGCCTTGTACAAATGGTACAAAGCCCCATTCTTTTGCTTTTTTGCCCATATAGAATAAACTCCAGCAAGGTATCTCATTTCCTTTACTGTCTTTCTCTAAAGTCAAAAAATGTAAGTCATCCGACCTACGAAATCTAAAGTGTCCTGGCCCACGCCAAATACCACGTGATCCTACTATGTTACCTTCTTTACTTACAACAGGAACATTTTCCCAATAACCACCTTTAAGTATAAGTGTTGCATAACTCCAAGGATGATCGTGTAACGTTGCTTCGTCGCTTTTTAAAACTTTGTGCAGAGTGACATTGAACGGAAAGTTCTTTCTGTCCTTAAGAAACAAATACCAACGAACTAAGTACGGCTCGTTACTATCTCTATCTTTAATTACACGTTTACGGTCTTTAAAAAAATTAAACATTATTTGCTCTCTTTCAGTGCTTCAAAAGTTTCAATCTTTGCTAGTTCACGTTCATATGCTTCTGCGGCACGTTTTAGGCCTGCATACTTTTCTTCTTTCTCAATATCTCTACCTACAACACCTAGTACACGTTGTATATCTTTAATAGATTGCATAACGTCTATGCCATCTACTTTTAACTCACCTTCAACAGAAAGCCCGTATTTTCCGTCTAACGCATTTGTAAATGTAAACGAGTCATTAGTATATATAGATGAAGGACTAGTAGTAAAACTATCATCCCAAGAACTTGTGTCTATAGTAATAGTACTACTATCATCGCCACTGAATGAATAATTAAAATTATCTCCCATCTTTAATCCTCTCATATAAAGAATTACCACTGAAAAAATCTTTGTTAAGTGACTTACGTTGCTTTTCCAAACTAACCAAATAGTCGGAATAGTTTTCCATATAGTTACGTATCTTGTCAACAACTTCACCTCGATGCTTTCTATATGTTGTATAGTCTTCAGTCCATTTACTAGGATATTTAAATTCAGGCAGTGCCATTTCACTGTAGCTGAGTCTATCAGGCATCATAGGAATAGCATCAACTAATGCTCCTTCGTACCAACTAATGCCAAGTGTTTCTTGCAAGTTAGCACTAAACACCATTTTTGCTTCGCCTAGTAAATTGTGATATTCGTTCTTTGTAAGTTCACGATCTTGACATACAACAAATTCGTATTCAGGTAGTTGTTGTGCTAAGTCATTAAAAATATCAACTTGCTTTTCAGGTGCAACTCTGTGTGGAAAAAGTATAAGGTTACGTTTTTCCATACCTTTATAACTATCCAAACTATTTTTTAGATACTCCATAGGCCATCCTACACGACTTATTTTGTCATAGTCTAATGCATAGTCTTCGTCAAATACATCTGTAAACATATCAATATGAAAGTCTGTAGCAAAGAAGTTATCATCATAACATTCGAACATTGACATTTCAGCATGTCTAACCCAAGGTTTATTACCTATAAGTCTACCTAAGAAGTCTTGCGAATCATAAGACCCTGCATGCCATAAGCCACCAACAGTAATATCAACACCTAGTAGTTCTGCCATATACTTTAATTGTACAACAGTAGGATTCCATGCATCTGTATATAGAAAGTAATCACCATTTGACACTTTACCATTACAAAACATTTCGCCTATTTGTTCTAGTTGTTTACTTTTATAAACGTTAGTACCACCAAAGTTGAGGAACGCCCCAGGCGTAGTTGCCTGAGGAGTATCCCCGCCACTAATGACGTTTACATTTTCATTTGTAGATCTCTTGAGTTGCCTTGGAAGGTATTCTTTCCATTGCTTAGTGTAGCGTGTATCTACAGCCTCAATATCTACAATATGAATAGTCATCAGTATCTCCGTTTGTTGTTATAATTTTTACCTGAAGAGCGAGTTTTCGCTTTAAGGTGATTAACATGCCTTTGGTATGAACGCCATACATAAGAGCGATCGTTGTACAAATCCTTTTCATTGAAGTGAAAAGCCACGTTTTTTGCGTCACCAACATAGCGACAAAAATCTTTGAAGTTTTCCAAGTCTCGAAAAATTTTGTCATAAGCCGGCTTATTAAAGTCGATTGCCATTTTTTAATATCCTCTATCAATAGCACTTTAAGTTTTAGGGTTGGGGTAATAAATTGTACAGCCGTTTTCGTTGTCTTCTGCAACGCTAATTTCTACAAACCGGCCGGGGTATTTGTTAGAAATTTCTTTATACAAGTCATCTGCAATCATCTCACAGCTCTTGTAATCTAGATCGAGCACCGACGAGTTACTGTCAATGTTTTGATAAAGTCGCTCAAGCCAGCGTTTAAACTGGATGAACTCGATGTCTCTATCGTTGTGAAACACTTCGATACGCACCCGGAAGTGGAAAATATGACGATGCATAATACCAAGGAACGAAACATCATCCCAATCACCGGTCGCCAACTTTGGATCACTATCTGCTCCTGGATACTTATGGACACCTTCTTTATTAAAGGTTACCCATATACTTCTAGTAGCATTATTTAGTGTGCTTTCATCATTCATTTTTTTGTTTTCCTCTCTAGTGCGTCTTAACATATAATCATAATAACGTTCTTGCATAGTATTAGTATACTTTCTTTACAAGGGTTTGTCAAGAGAATATTTACTCCAATCAGTAAATTTTTCTCTATCCATTAAATCGTGCAGGCTATGACACCAAACACCGGGGTTAGTTGCTTTAAAGTCCTTATCGTCAATTTTAATCATTGTGTTATAGTTCCACTGTTTAACATAAGGTACTACAACACGTAGTTGCGGAATAAAATAATCGCTCTCAACTAAGCCGCCGTCTAAGAACCATTCTAAGTTAATAGTACTTGGAATATCTAAACTACAAAGGATACCTTGATCTGTAAACGCACGAATCATTAGATCCCAGTCTTCAAAATTATCTGAAGTCTTAGGATTATATGAATGGTTAGCACCAAAGAAGATATGTTCACATTGTTCGTTTGTATAGTATTCCATAATCTCGTTATAGTTTTGAACACCAGTAACAAACAATGTCTTCATTCCAAATGCAGGAGTCTTTTCAACTTCTACGCCTGTGAAGAATATCGGAGTATCACTTACACCATTTTCATAATCACGTTTCATATTGTTTTTAGCCTCGTTTCTAGTCGATGTATCTCGTCTTTAAACCAAAGTTTTTTAGTTTTTAATCGGTTAATTTCACTATCATTTGCAAATGTATTATACAACACTTTTATTTCTTCGTCAAGTATTCTATGCTTTTCGTATAGCTCTTGTAAATAACCTGCTATTTTATTGTGTTCACTTGTGAAGTTGCTCATCTGTCAATTCCTCTAACTTTGTTTCATCAAATTCAACATCGTCGGTTTCTGTTTCAGGTTGATCAAATAGTTTATCAAACATTGGCTTAGCGGATATTGTCTTCTTACCAATTGCGCCTCGCGTACCTGGAACTTGCATCCAAAAAGGTCGATACTCTATAATCTTAGCTAACGATAATTCTTTAGTAGGTTGTTCAAATACTTCGTTAATCATGTCTCGTATTGTTTGTACTTGGAACTTACTACCCATTAACATCTTGGGAGTATTACCAGCATCGTATTGTCTGTTAGCTTCTTGTACAGCGTTTACATGAGTCCACACATTGTGACCCATTTGTATAGCATAACTAAAACTATCCCAACTTGTAGAATCTTTACCACGTACAGTTGTGTTACCATCGGCATCTAATAAAGGATTACCAGCTTTGTCTAAATCAACTCCGCCTTTAAGTACTTTGATAGTACCAATTTTATTAGTGTCACCAACAGCGTATGTACAAATGTCATTAACTAGTAGTCCGTCACTTAATGGACTATCTTCAAATGTTTTAAAGATACCGTCTTGTAGTGATGCATCTTTAAATGTGCGTGTGTCAGTTGCATACTTTAGTTCGTCGACACTAGGAACCATTCGATAGGTCCATTTACCTTGTACAGGCGTTTCAACTGATGTATAAATCTGTCCATTTGCTGTAGCAAGGAACGGACTAGCACAATCAAAGGTAACCATAAACGTTGGGTTATAGTGCTTACGTACAGCTCGTTGTACGTCTGTAAGCAACGTTGCCCACTCTAGTTTACTTGTGCCTAAGAAGTGCATTACATCGTGTATGCCGCTTTGTAGTAAGCCGTCGTAATGACATGTAACAACACGTTTAAGTAATAGTTCAACATCACACATATTCTGTCCACCCATTGACCACCCGTTAAAGTGATTGTCTGGATACTTAACTGGATCGCAATAGTCTTTCATTTGCTCATACCAGTCTTCTGCGTCATCAAAGTTCTCACCTTGTAAAACGTTTAAGAACTTACATGCGCCTGTTCTATGCTTCATCCAATAGTCATTGTTAATACGTGTTGCTACTACTGCTTCTTGATATGTACTAATGCCTGTTGCTTTTGCACCAGCTGGCGAACGTGCTACCCAGGCCGGAATATCAAGCACCATACCATAGTCCATATAAGCATCCATCCAACGAAGAACACCATCACGTTTCTTTTGTGCTTTAGGACAGTTAGGATCTTTCCAATCGCCTTCCCAAACACCTTTACCAATTTGGAAACCACCTGAGTCGCCTAATAGCCAAGTATTTTCTCTATCTCTATTTCGGACCATATCTTCTTTAGGCACAACCTTAGTTGTATCTAAATCAGCATGTCCAGCTGAATACAATGTCCATTTATATGTAAACTGACCTTCGTTCTTATTAAGATAGTTTAAACTCTCAACACCGTTAGCAAAGTTACTTGGAACACGATTCTTTTCAACATACTCGTCATACCGTTGCTTACCTACATAAGTTGCATAAAAGCCGCTTAGTGCAGGCAAGAACGTTGCATAATCATTTTGTGTTGCTGTTAAATCTTTGTTCATTTATTTTTCCTATAGTCCTAGTATGCCAAACAAGTTAAACCATCCCATTGATGTTCCAATTATAACTGGTATACCAATCATTGTTAATGCAATAATAAAGAACGCTAGTCCTGCACCTTTATTGTGATACGGTTCATTTGGGTTAGTCATGTTCGCCACCTTTGCCACGTAATGTGTAAAAGATTTGAGGCTTACGTTTAGCAGCTTCAAATGTTGCTACTGTTATACATATAGCACCTAATAGTAATGTGTGTATTAGTATGTTTGCACCCAAGTACATCCAAGTACCAGTCATTGCTGTAAATGCAATACACCACATCCATGCTAGTATTTGCATCACCATGTGACGGACTCTTAGATCCTTAATGTTAGATAATGGATTCTTATCACTATCCATTATAACATTCCACCAATCAATAATAAAACTCGTCATTAAACATTTCTTTCTTTTACTTACTTTGTGCTGGTAAGATATAATCATACTTGACCATACCACTATCTACACTAATCATCATAGCACCTTGATCACTAATGCTCATTGTTACATCGCCGTCTAAGTTTAAGACGCTTTGTACTTGTGCTACAGGCCAACTCCATTGGTGTTGTAGCGATCCATCAATTCCGTGTTGGAATACAAACTCACCTGCGTGTGTACTTGCATCACCAAAACTAAACACTAAGTTGCCATCAGTAGTCTTTACATTAAATGTAGGCTCTTCTGAATGTGCCGCACTCATTAGTTTCATACGTGCAATACTAGCCATGCTTGGAGTAATCTCTACGTTCCATTGTGCGCCTTTAAACTTAACAGTCTTAAGTTTTTCTTCAATGATTGCTTTGTTCATAAAGCGATAATCATTTTCAAAGTCACCTGCCGCATTTTCAAAGTGAATGTGCGTTGGAATAGTTTCTCCATTACGGTCTGCTTGTATTACATCAATCTTAGCATCTTTCTGATACTCAGGATTCTTTAAATGCAAACTTAGTTTATCTAAGTTAGGCATACCAAACGTACCTGTAAACTCTGCAACAGGATTATTTGTTGATGCTGTTAAAATAACAGATCTATCTTCGGCCATGCTTTCAACTGTTGTGTTTGTATCGCTTGTTACTTTTACTAAACTTAAAAAGCCTAGTGCATGTGTGTGGGCGACAATGTCTTGTAAAATATCTTTCATATGGGTTCTCCGTTTATAATGTTTATTATATTACCTTTATCTTCTTTTGTCAAGAAGTTTTCTATAAAGTATTTAGGTTTCCAACCTAGTCCTTTAATTTTTTCTGTGTTTGCACAAGTATATTCTCTTTCTCCGGGTGTATTTAGGCGAACAGCAGCCTCTGGTGCAAGGTCTTGGATACGGACAGGAACACCTGTACCAATATCTATTATACCATTTACTTTTGGCCTTGCTATTAATATATCAATAGCGTCTAATACATCTTGTAAATGCACAAAATCTCTATAATGCCTAGTGGCATATTCTAATGTATCATTGCGTAGTCTTTGAAAGAACATATTCTTTCTAGGACAAACATCTGCATACACTGTATGAAAACGCATACCTAGTGTATCCGGATAACGTGATGCAAGTTCTTCTAAACAATACTTAGAAGCTGCATAAGGGTTTAGATCGGGCTCGTAGGCGCTACTAGAGCTTGCATACAGTATGCGTGTGTCAGGGTAAGCATTAAACAAGCGTCTGCTTGCTTCAATGTTGTTTAGCCAATAACTAGCAGGGTCTTTGATGCTTTCACGTACACCGCTTTTACCTGCTAAATGTATTACTAAATCAATTGTAGATTCTTTTGGAAATTGACAATACATTAAGTCTTGTTCTACACCGTCAGCAATATCAATTGTATGTACATTGTGTCCATGCTTTACTGTTAGACGCTTTAGTAATTCACTTCCTATAAAGCCACTTGACCCTGTTAATAAAATATTCATTTGCTATTCACCACACTTTCTCGTAAATTAGATGATGAAAATCTGTGATCTCTATTGTTAAAAAATAATTCAATATCTCGACGTCTACAAATATCCTTACCTGTAAACTCCTTATCTCTATATTCTTCTCCTAGTATGCGTACATTAATAGTATACAGTTCTAAAATGTCTTCTAGATCTTGTTCTGTACCGTAAGGAATGATTTCATCTACATAACTTACAGCCTTTAATTGCGTATAACGTTCTACAACAGTTTGTATAGGTGCGTTCTTTTCAGGTCTATCTGAACTTGGGTCAACTTGTAATCCGCATATAAGATAATCGCATTGTTCTTTTGCTTCACGTAACATTTGTACATGACCTGCGTGTAACAAGTCAAATGCACTACATGTAAATCCTACCTTCATAAGTCTGCCTCGGTTGTAAATACGCATATCGCTTGTTGACCAGATTTAAAATATCCATTTCCTTTACCAACATCTACTGAAAGAGCTTCTCTTGCTAGAAAACAATTCTCCATTGTATCAGCAACAGTTACTTTTTCGACGTATGGCATGGTGTCATAGAAATATATAAAAACTAGTATCCACATTAATCTTACTCCTCGTAATAATTTTCTGCTAATTGTTTTAGCATAGAAATTAATTCTTCAATAGTATTTAGGTCCTGCTCATTGTCAGTATCTATTTCTGCTTCGAATTTAATTTTCATTTTATTCTCCGAAATCAAACAAACTATTAAACGTATTGTGTCGCTTAGTATCTTCTAATGGATAGTTAAGCACACCAATTAAGTTGTCTAGTTTATTATCAATGATAGTCTCCGCCATTGCTGCATCATCAAAAGGAAGTTCCTTAAACCATTCTGGAATACGTAACTCGTCAGTTGGGTATGCAACACTAGTATAACCTAGCGGATTCTGTTTTAATTTACAAACAATAACTTTCATGCCGTCAACAATCTCTTGCGAGTATTTGTCGCCGTTCATACGCTTCAACGTATTCCAGTTAATGCTTGCCCGCACGTGGCCTGGCATATTTGCCTTGCCTTGTTTTTCTTCTAACCGCCTATAGTGTCCTACTTTGTTTGCACGTTTAGGAGATCCTTTCTCCCAACCAGGACGCTCACTAAACTCCTTACGGAATACAGTAATGCGTTCAAGAATATCTTCTTGTGGCTTATCAGTAAGCACCATAAGTAATAGCTCGCTCAAAAACTCTTGCATAAACACAGGAGTATCTGATCTACGCAAGTCTAAGCCCATTGCCTTTACTTTACCTGCTTTGCCGTCGATATCTGTTCTAAAGCCTTCGTTGTCAATTACTAATGCCGCATAACGTTTCTTAGTAATAAACAAACCTGATTGTGCAATAATTTCACGTCCTGCTGCAATAACATCACTACGTGTTGACGGACAATGAAATGCATCTGCCATAAATTTTGGGAATGTTGTGTTTGCTTGTTCGCATACTTGATCCATAAGTGTAATACACTTTTCTTTAGACCATTCAAGGTTGCCACTAGCAACTTCATCTCTTAGCATAGGCCAAGCACTAAAGTAGCAAGAGTCAGTATCGCCATAAACCATAGCCTTACCAACGTGATCATACTCGCCTGTAATACAGTTGTTTACTTCGGCACTCATATGTTTAACAATAAGTCTTCCAGTGAGTGTTGTACTTTGACCAATACGTTTATCAAAGAATCTACAGCCCGGATTAAGAATAGCACCATACAAACTGTTTAGGTTAATCTTCTTAACTAGCTGTCGTTTATCCCAATATTCGATTTCAACAGCATTGCCTGCGTCTTTTGCTTTCTTTAACATCTTCTGCATGTCTTTACGTTCAGCATACCAACGCTTTAGTAGTCCTGGAATAACACCTTCAAACTCAGTTGTAAAGATTGTACCGTTACTACTAAGCATCCACGGGTTTTGATTATCAAATATTAATTTGTAAATCTCTGCTCCGCTCATTACTTCTGTTTGTCCATTTTCAAAGTCAACAGTTAATGGAACATCTTTGCGTTGTTCCATGACAGCTTCGTATTCTTCTGTACTAAAACGTCCTTCCCAACTACCCGCAAAACTTTTCTTCTTTAAGAACATGTCTTCATGTACACGAGCGTCTGACATCTCTGGACGTATTTGTCCAATGATAGTTTCTGGTGCCATATTTAATGCACGAATAACACTAGGATATAGTGAATTCAAATCCATTGACGCTACCCATTTGTGCAAACCTTTCTTAGGAAACGCAACATAAGCACCTGCGGCTTGTGTAGCTTCGTCATCACGCTTTTTACGATTAGGAACCTGTAAGCCTCTGTTGTGTGCTTCGTTAACAATACCTTGTTCAGTAACAGCAACAGCACCCATAGTAGTTTGCAACAACACTGTGTTTTCATGAGCAACAGTATTACTAAGATCAATAAAGCGTAACTTCTTATCTAGTTTGTCTAGTAGTGCGGTATCTTGTATGTTGTATTCAATAAACTTACGAAAGTCATTGTTATATAACTGATCAAGTGTGCCTTCGTATGCAACTTTCTTTTCGCCTACTTCGATCTCGCCAATAGCATCTAGTCGGTATGTATGACGTTCTTCATATGTATACTTACGATATAAGTTCAAACTATCTAAGTGTACACGGCCTACTAAGTCAAACGTTTGGCTCAGCTTGCCATATTTTTCATATTCACGTTTCTTAGGAAGTTGTCCCCACAAGCAGAATCTACGTGTATCATCTTTGCTTAGTACACGACTAGTCCTGTTTACAGTATACGGAATATCATATCCTTCACTGTTCCATCCACTAAGTACATCACTGTCTTCAATAAGTGTTAAGAAAGTGTCTATCATCTCACCTTCTTTTTCAAACAGCATTACGTTTTCAATGCCCACAAGTTCTGCTTTTGCTTGTTCCATAGTAAGCGTCTTAGGCGGCACAGCAAGACATACCATTGTGTCTAACCATTGTAAGTATACACTAATACTTGTAATAGGCATAAACGGATCACTAGGATCAGCAAAGCCACGCTCTGGATCAAAGTCAGTCTCAATATCAAAGAATGCAATATTCATTTTAGGACCATCTTGGTTAAGATAGTTTTCACTTAAACATTGGAAAATTGGATTAATGTCGCTTTCAAACAGTTCTTTGTCTCTGTTAATAGCAACTTCTTTGCGGAAGTCTTTTGTGTTCTTACACACAATACGACTTAGAGGATCGCCGTACACACTCTTGTACTTGCCTCGTTGGTCTTTATAATAAAATGTATACTTTGCTTGATATTCACGGTAATCTCTTTTACCGTCATTTCGTTCAACAACTCTGATAATGTCAGAGTCGCGATCAAATAGTGCGTCTACGTAGCTCAATTATTTCTCCTTCGTTGCTTGTGGCCAACTTAACCATCTACATGCCTAGCTATTGCTATTGGCGTTATATAATATATAGTCTACTAAGAGCTATGATGTTCATAATAATGAACCAACCAGTGAGTACTAATACCCAAGGTAGTCCACGTCTATATGCTCCAAAGAAACTTGCACAACTTCCTACAAAATAGAACGGTATGAAGATATCTGGTCTTGGAGTGAGTACAGTCCATGTTAATATAGAGCTACCTATAATAACACTAACAGCACCTATCATCTCTGCATAGTGTGCAACCGGGTCTGAGGTAAGACTATCTCTATAAAAGTCTTTAATAGCTTGCAAACTATTTGTCCTTGCCGACAGTTACGACTAATGTTTCCAAATCGTCAAACTCATCGGAAACTCTTTCCCAGTCACCTTTTTGTGCAATTTTAATTGCTTTATTAATTAAACTTGGCTTAATGTCAAGCTCTTCAGCTACAGACTTAACTGTATCTTTTAGACCTGTTGTAAGGTCTTCTACTTCCTGATAGACTGTTACGCCTTCATTTACTAGTCTTTCTAATTTTGCCTTTTCATCGGCACCGAATACACGACTTCCCATTGAGGATCTCCTTTAGTAATTTATATACTATTATACGGTATTATGAAGGGTTTGTCAAGAACTTTTTTCGTTTAATTTACGAAAAAGCATTTCTTTGATAGATTCCTGAGTAGGATCTTGCTTGTACTTTTGTTTACGGGGTATTGTTTTACTTTTATCCGTATGCGCTCCACCGGCGCCACTAGTACGTAGTGCTTCCAGGTCTTTGTATCCTGTATTGCGCGGCTTTGGTTTTTGTGGCCTTCTGTTCTTTTGTGCCTCAGAGTTCATTTGACTCTTTGAGTTTGCCTTCTTCATTAGTAATAATAGTTCTCTTTTTAGTGCAGGATCTTTAAGTATGTTTTGTATTGATGTTGCATACTTATCAGCTACACTACTGTTGCCTTTAGTGTCTGTTTTATCTTTCTTATCGTTGCCTGTAAATACTCCACTTATTGCTTTGTTTAAAGCATCAGGAGCAAGTGCTCCGCCTTTTTGTGTTGCATTATAACCTGTTTGAAATGCACCGCCTAACCCTTTGGATTTGTTAACGGCTTTAATAGCATCAATTGGACCTTCTTCAATATCATTGTCCATGCTGTCACCAACAAGTTTATTTCTAGCAGGGTGTGGTGATTCGTTGCCACCTGGTTTAGAACTCTTAGTAAAGGCATCCTTGCCTTTAAGTTGACCTGCACTACCATGTTTTTGTTTACCTTCGTTAAGTGTTACGCCTGCTAGTTTAGCAAAGTCACTTACGCTGTAATTACCTTCAACTGGCATAGTACCTTGCGGTACATCTACACTTTCTTGTAGGAAGTTTTCTTCAACTTGTACACTTTCTTGCGGGTTAGCGCCTTGCATACTTGCAACCATCGCTGCTCTATCAGCAGCTCGATCAGTTGGTTCTATTTGGAATAGTTTTTGTTGAAGTTTGCGGAAATCCATATTAGGCCTTTACGCACTTATTAACACGTTTGCCTGCATTCTCACCAGTACCTTTTTGTGTTCCAGATCTTTTATAACCTTTCCAACATTTTTCAGGACCAGCTACTTCATCTAGCTCTGCTTCTGATAAACCTAAAGTTTTGTAACTTGGCTTACCACACTCTGAACATTTAGCAACAGCTTCTGATAATCTGTCAGCTAAAGATTCTTTATAACCTTTTTCCTTTTTAGCAATAGCAATAGCAGCTTTTTGTTTGTTGCTCTTACCTTTGCCTTCGCCAACTTCTTCTTTACCGCTTGAAATACCATCTAGTGCATCAGGAGCCATTGCACTGTCGTCAGCTTCTTGGTAATCCATATGATGATACACAGAACTTAAATAGTCTGAAGCTTTTGTAATCTTTGCTTGTACCCAACCTTCTAGGCCTTCTGCTTCACTTACGCCTTTAAGCATTTCGTGTAGTTTAATTGAATACTTAGCAGCTTTATAAAGCTCGGCACGTGCCATTTGTACTTCGTGGTCTTGCTCAGCTTTATCAGCTAATTCGCCTAAACCTTCTTTTAAATCTTTTTCTCTCATCAGTAACTCCTACTAATATATATTTATCTTTTTGCGACCTTGCCGCCCATTAAATTGTTTTTAACATCTAAAGCGTTTTTAGCTGTACCATCTGGATTTGTAGCCTGTGGCGCCTTTGGTAAACCATTTTTACCTTTTTTCTTTCCTTTAGCATATGCATATGTAGGGTTTACTACACTAGCAACACTACCTGCACTTGTTCCGCCAGCGGTAGCTGACTCTGCAACACTAGGATCGTTACAATTACAGTGTTTGCAATCTGCTGGGCATACGCAATCTTCTCTTTTAGTATCTGCACCGCAACACTTGTCTGAACAATGTGTGTCTTTTTGGGATTCAGATGCAAGTCTTGGTTGTTCCTCGCTAGATTTGGACAAATAGTCCCAAACCTTTTTACCACCGTATAGTATAGCAACAGCAGCTAATACTGGTATTCCGTACTTAGCGGTAAATTTTGCAACTTTAGCAAAACCTGCACTACCAAGTGCAGCCATTAGTTCGTCTTTTACAGCATCAATACCTTCGCCGGCTCTTTTTACTAGTTCGTCAATACCGTCACCAGTTTTCTTAGCAACATATGCTCCGCCACCTATTGTAGTAGTTGCTATTGGACGTTTAAGAAGTGTGTTAGCTGTGCCAGTAGCAACTTTGCCTGCACCTTTAGCTACAACGCCAGCACCTGTTTTAGCTGCTGAAGCTGCCGCACCTCTTTTTGCAATTATCTTTGCGCCTTGTTTTATAGCCCACGGTGCAGCTATTCTAGCACCAGCTATTAGTGCTGGTATCAAAAGCGGAAATGCTTCGTTAACTTGTTTTGAATTATTTGAAGTTATTTCATTTATTTTCATGTCTATCTTCCAGTATATCTTCCATTACTTTTGTTGCTGTTTCAGTAAAAAACCTCGGAGCAACACTGTGTACTACTAATGCCGGTACAAGTAATTGAAGTTTAGCAGCTGTCTTTAGTGCCGCTGTCATATGTTGTAAGGCAGTTTCGCCTTGTTTTTCTAAGTGTAGTTTGCATTGTTTACTAAACATTACTTTTTGCCACCTTTCATGTTTGCACACCAGTGATACATTCTTGCTTTTTCACCTGATGCTTTCTTAGCACGTTTGCGTAGTGCTGTAACTGATCCGTTACAACTAGCACCTGACTTCTTTACTCTGCCAGGTTTGCTTTTGCCTTTTTTCTTACCATCAGCAAAGTTTTCTGATAGCATTTCTTCTAACGTAGTATCTAACATTCTAACTGTAGCAAACTCTTCGCCCATAAGTCTTAGAGCATCAAATCTATGATGACCATTTACAATACGACCCTTTGTGTCTACAGTTAAAGGACTGTATGTGCCGTCCTTTACTCTGTTCATTTGCTTTTCAAGTTTACGGAAGTTTCTACCTTTTTGTACACTACGTAATTTGTTTAATTTGATTTTACCTAATTTACCTTGATCTTTAATTTGTGGAGGTGCTTCTCCGCCTGTAGGCTCGTCATCAAAGTGTGCATCTTTATATCCTTCAGCATCTTGTACATCATAACCAATACGGTTAAGTTGTTTCATAAGATACTTCATTTCTTTTTGTCCAGCATACGGAGCAATAACTACATCTGGTTCATCATAGTTTGCACCTTTTGGTACTGACTTTAAGTTTGCTAAGTTTGTTCCAATTTTATAATGATCATATGCTGTATCAGACTTTGCTAAGAATGTATTCTTAGGATTAGGTATTTGTTCACCTTCACTGTATTGTGCTTTACGCTTTGCAATAGTTTTTTTACGTTTCATTTGCGGTGTTTCTAATGCTTTCATTACTTCGTTGTAACCTCTAAGCATACTCATAAATGCATCGTAACCTGTGCCGCTTAACACTGACTCTACGCCTTCAGCGTTGTAGTCCATGTTATCTTTAAAGCCTTCTAGTCTTGTTTTTAATCTATTCTTAAGTCCGTTAAGTGTGTAAACACCAACGCCCTTTACCCATATTTCTAAGTTATCAGGATTATAGTCTTTTACATCATGTATGTCTGCATACTTGCCTTCAGAAAGTCCTAAGTTGAATAGTACGTTTGTACTCTTGCCTTTTACTTTTTTACTTAGTGTAGGTGGCACTCCGTCTTTATCTACCTTGTTGCCAAACTTTCCAGCTTCTTTAGGAATCTGGTTAGTATCAACATCAACAGTAGTGTTAACGCCTTTTACAATTCTTCCGTCTTCTGATATCTCTTGAAACTTCATTTCTTTTTACGGCCCCTAAATTGAGTAGCACCTGTCATATAAGGTTTGCTGAACCAAAGTTTAAACCATTCTTGGTCTCCTGGCTTTAGTCCCATTTTCTTTTCTTTTTTCTTCAACGCCGCAGCTGTTTCACTAGGATTTTCATCAATCTTATATTCAGAATATCCTCTAAACTCACCTACGCCAGCTAGGCGTTTTATGTCTTGTAGTTCATCCATTAGCTAAATCGTTAACGCCCATGCCGTTACGTACAGCATTGTACATTGCTTGTGCTAGTTTAGTGTCTGGAACACCTTGTGTAAATGCTTCTAAGTTACCTTCAGCTGCAGCAACTCTCATTTTACTTGCACTCATGCCTTCTGCACCATCTGCATCTGGATCACGCTCGCCTGCACTTACAACTTTTAATGTATTAAATTTAAATGGAATCTTTCCTGTTTTATCAGGCTTACCATTGTATGTATCAAACATTTTTTGAAAGCCATCTACTCTGTCGCTGCCTGCAACAAAGATTAAATCTGTGTATCCTAAACTCTGTAATTTTTCTAATGCCTGTACAGGTGTACGTACACTTTGATGTCCGATATTAATACCTGGAAAGAACTTTTTTGCAAACTTTAATTTAGTTGCAAAGTCCAATGGATCTGTTTTAGGCTTTTGTGTTTGACTAAGAAACAAATAGTGATCACCATTATGTTTTTTAATTTGATCAACTAATTTACTGTGACCAATAGTTGGAGGATTTAATCTGCCAAAGGCAAGAACCGCTCTCTTTGTTGGTGCTTCGAACAGTTCTTTAAGAAACATTTAATATTCACCTTCTTCAATATTTTTTACTTCTTCTTCTCTTATACGTTCAATAATATTAAGTTCATCTTCTTCTGTAAAAACACTTTGTGAACCGTCAAGTCCGTATTTTGTACAATACGAGTCCATTGCTGATTGTACTAATGGACGTAAAGTCTCTGCAAAGTCTACTGATGCGCCTTTTCTAAACTTATCTGAAATACTAGTCATAACAGGAAAGTATTCTTTTCTATAAAATATAGGATCATTTTTCATGTAGGTATGACAGTCTTGCGATACATTCCATTCTAGTGTAAAATCATCTTTGTTTGCTAATTCAAGTAACTTCATACTAACTCCCTTTGTTTATAAAATCTTCATACTTAGTTCCGTATGGACTAGATGCTATTAAAATATTATCATCTTCGGGCTGTTGTTTATCTGATTCCGCATTGTCTAATCCGTTTATCTTAGCTAAACGATTGCCTAAATCTCTTATTTGTTCTGCTGCTGATTTTTCTACCATTTTCTACAACTCCAATATCTTGCTTTTGTACGTGGACCCGGGTTATCACAGTTGTGTCTTGCCCTGAATGAACGTCTACGTGCAGGGTTAGATTTTTTAATCTTCATTGCTTTACCCTTAACACTGCTTCCGCCATGTCCAAAGTTTACTTTTTTAACATTACCTGTCTTTGGATCTTTGACGTATACTTTAAATTTCTTAACATCACCTTGCATAGGCTTGCCAAGGT